GCCCAACAACCTAACCCATTCGCCACAAACCTAAGAAAGAAGGTGACACATGGCAAACGCATATACAGACACCTCGGGTGGCTCGCTCGGTACGTCCCTCGTACAGACAGCCTATGACCGATACGTCGAATTTGCACTCCGTGCTGTTCCTCTCATCCGCGATGTCGCAGATAAGAAGCCAGTACAACAGGCTATGCCTGGTTCTTCCGTTGTATTCCAGATCTACACAGATCTTGCTGCAGCAACCGCTGTTCTATCAGAGGATGTTGACCCAGATGCAGTAGCACTTGGTAACACAACCACAGTTTCCGTTACTCTTAACGAATACGGTAACGCTTCACTTGCTACACGTAAGTTGGAGTTGTTCTCACTCTCAGACGTTGATCCTGCTATCGCAGACATCATCGCCTTCAACATGGCTGACTCTCTCGATATTAACGCTTTATCTACCCTCGTTGGTGGACCAAACGTAATCGCAGAAGTTGGCGGTTCTCTCGTATCAACATATGCTGGTACATACACCAATGGTACAACACAGTCTAAGGTTACGTCAACAGACGTAATCAAGTCTCGTGACGTTCGTACCGCTGTAGCCAAGTTGCGCGCCAACAAGGCTGTTCCACGTCAAGGCGAATACTACTGGTGCGGTATCCACCCAGAAGTTTCATTCGACCTTCGTTCTGAAACAGGCTCAGGCGGATGGCGTGATGACCATAAGTACTCCGAGACAGGCGCTGCTGAATTCTGGCCAGGCACCATCGGAACTTATGAAGGCGCTATGTTCGTCGAATCACCACGTTTGTTCAACGCTGGTGACGGTACTGGTTCTACAGGTTGGACAGGTACCTTTGGTACTTCTGGCTTTACCTATGGTACTGGTGGTACTCGCGTATTCCGTACATTGGTTGCTGGAAAGCAAGCATTGGCCGAAGCAGTTGCCGAAGAGCCACATGTTATCTTCGGACCAGTTGTTGATAAGTTGATGCGTTTCCGTCCTATTGGATGGTACGGCGTTCTCGGATGGCAGCGTTATCGTGACGCCTCGCTTGTCCGTATTGAATCGTCTTCTTCGATTCACCTGGTATAACTGATTAAGTGGTGGGGGTGGGCTTCGGCCCATCCCTATCATTCTACGAAAGGGATAAAATGCCATATACATTTTCACCGCCTACTGTTGAAGAAGGCCCTGCTGGTTTCGGCAGACTGTTTTGGCGTTTTAGAATTGCACGAAGCAACACACTTTTGGTCTATGGCACAGCGGTGGTATCTGAGCGTACACCTGGCGTAGACGAAACATTAGCAGCGGATTACTGCTACCTCGGTGGGCATATTTACAATCTTGGCCCAACGGAAGTAACCATTCTTACAAATGCTGGTTATGGCGCGAACATAACCTATGTCGCTTAAAGGAGCATCGTGAATCCAGGTAGATATAACATTACCGTTATTAACGGTACTACATTCACCTTAGCCCCACAATGGCTCATTGATAACCTACCAGTAAATCTTACTGGCTATAGCGTAGATATGCAAGTGCGCGATGTAAGCAATAACCTTATCGTAGAGTTGTCTACGGCCAATAGCAAGATCGTTATTACACCTGCCCTTGGAACAGTTACCCTTACCCTTACGGCGGCTCAGACAGCCTCTAACGTATTACCCGCAGGCACATATACCTACGGTCTAAATTTAACAGATTCTAATTCTAATGTATATCAAATTCTTGCTGGTAACTTTTCTGTAACTGCAAGCGTGGTACAATAATGTCAGTTGACGTCAATTCAATATCTGTCATTCAGATTCCAGTATCAACCAACGTCTATAACGTTGGTTCCACACAAGCAGTTATTATTGAACTAGGCCCTATCGGACCGCAAGGTATTCAAGGAGCGCAAGGTGTCACTGGATCATCTATCACGGGAAGCACGGGAGCAACTGGTAGCACAGGCTCTACTGGTTCTACAGGAAGCCAAGGAAACACAGGATCCGTTGGTAACACTGGAACGACAGGATCCACAGGTTCTACTGGCCCAACAGGTAGTACAGGAGCAACTGGGCCTACTGGATCCACAGGGGCTACTGGAGTAACTGGTGCCACAGGATCTACGGGCGCGACTGGTTCAGGCGGCGCCACGGGAGCGACAGGAAATACTGGCAGCATTGGTACGACTGGAACGACAGGGCCTACTGGCTCCACGGGAGCGACGGGTCTTACAGGAAATACGGGAAACACAGGCGCGACGGGCGTAGCAGGTCCAACTGGTAATACAGGCAACACAGGAAACACTGGTAATACAGGTGCGGGTGTGGCAGGTAACACTGGTAACACGGGAAATACGGGCAATACAGGTAACACTGGCTCAACTGGTGCTGGATACTCAGGCGTCACTTCAACCTCTACCGTCACCCCCGCTAACAGCGGAACGATTACTCTCACCACAAACCAGCAAGGCGCATTTGCCACTGGCGATAGAGTTAGGGCAATCAATACCACATCTAACTATTTTGAAGGTGTAGTCACCATCACGGGTGGCACATCTTTTGCAATCCTTGCTGACTACAACGTAGGCACAACATCCGCTTCATCATGGACTGTTACCCTTGCAGGTGCAGTCGGTGTCACAGGCCCAACGGGTAATACTGGTAATACTGGCGGAACAGGCCAGACTGGTGCTACGGGAAATACAGGCAACACTGGTAACACGGGCAACACAGGAAACACTGGCGTAGCAGGGCCAACTGGTAACACGGGAGCCACAGGAACAGGCGTAGCAGGTAATACTGGTGCCACGGGTAACACTGGTAATACTGGAACTGGTGTGGCGGGTAACACGGGCAGTACTGGCAACACAGGCAGCACGGGAAACACTGGTAATACAGGTACGTGGGGCTACAGCACTACTGCTACGGCCGCTGGTACAACCACCCTCACTGTATCCTCTACGATCTATCAGTTATTCACTGGTTCAACCACTCAGACTGTCACACTGCCAGTTACTTCTACCCTTACCCTCGGCCAGTACTTCATCATTGAAAATGATTCGACTGGCGCCGTAACTGTTAACTCATCTGGCGCTAACCTGGTCATATCCGTCCCAGGTGGCGTAACGGTACGTGTCACATGTATCCTTACCAGCGGTACAACAGCAGCCTCGTGGGCTGCAAGCGTTATGGGAGCCAAGGCTCTAACTGGTACAGCCAACGTAGTTCTTTCAACTTCTCCAACCGTAACTACTCCAACTATCGCAGCACCTACGCTGACAGATAGCACAGATACAACTAAGAAGTTGAACATCACCATGTCTGGCCAAACCACTGGTATTACTGGTGTTTTGGCATCGGCCTTTACAACGGCCAAGACATTAACCTTGCCAGATGCTACCGATACTTTGGTAGGTAAGGCAACCACAGACACGCTTACCAACAAGACGCTTACTACGCCTACGATCAATGGTGCAACACTTTCGGGTACGCTGTCTGGCGCGCATACAATCTCTGGCGCCGTCACTTTTACAGCGGCTCCGTCAATCATTGTATCTATCAACACTCAGACTGGTACAACTTACACTCCAGTGCTTACCGATGCTGCGGCGCTTGTTACCCTTAATAATGCTTCGGCTATTTCAGTAACGATTCCAACTAACGCTTCTGTTGCCTACCCAGTAGGCTCACAGATTAACTTTGCCTGGATTACGGGTGCGGGCCAGCCTACGATTACGGCCGTCACCCCAGGTACGACTACCATCATTTCCACGGGTGCTACACCAGCAGGTCCAAAACTTCGTGTCGTCAACTCTGTAGCCACTGCGCTAAAGATTGCAACCGATGTTTGGCTCGTGACTGGCGATATTGCATAACGTATGCTAAGATAGCGGCATGACCAAGATAGCAGTCTACTCCATTGCCCTAAACGAAATCAAGCATGTTGATCGCTATATGGAAGCCTGCAAAGGCGCTGACTACATCATTGTAGCAGATACAGGCTCAACAGATGGCACGGCAGAAAGACTTAGGGAACTAGGTGCTATTGTCTACGACATTAGCATAAAGCCCTGGCGCTTTGATGATGCTCGTAACGCAGCCTTGGCGCTTGTCCCACAGGATGCTGACGTATGTGTAATCCTAGATTTAGATGAAGTGCCACAGCCTGGCTTCTTTGATAAGGTCCGTAAGGGCTGGAAGAAGGACGCAATCATTGGTTGGATTACAATGGATACGGGCCAGACTTGGCACAGAGATAGGCTACATAACCGTCATGGATGGCATTGGAAGTATCCATGCCATGAGATACAGATTTACTATGGTGATGAAGAAGTAAAGCAGATCCAGATACTAGATGCAGTTATTAAGCACCTGCCAGATAACGGCAAATCTCGCAAGCACTACCTAGAGATTCTTAAACTAACTGTCAGGGAGTATCCAGAGGATCCTCGCATGTGGACATACATGTGCCGAGAGTATTACTTCAACGACCTATGGCAAGATGTTATTGACTCTGGTAAGCGCAAACTTGAACTTAATGGCTGGGATGTTGAATCCGCAGCCGTCTGCCGATGGGTCGGAGAATCTTACCACCAATTAGGTGATAAGGAAAACGCAACCCTATACTATAACAAGGGTGTAGAGATTTTGCCCCATGAGGGCGAATCTCATTACGGCGTAGCGATTGACGCATATCGCAAACAAGAATGGCAACGGTGCTTAGATGCTTCTCTCGCAGTTTTGGACTTGCCACGTTCAATACACTATTGCTACGAAGCCGCTGTCTGGGATTGGAAAGCCTACGATCTTGCGGGAGTCAGTGCTTACAACCTTGGTCATGTTAAGGAAGCGCTAACCTTTGCTAAAGAAGCCGCTAAGGCTAATGGTCCAGAGCAAGAACGAATCCAACGCAATATAGATTTTATGGAGAAAATACTTAATGAGCGAATGTCAACACGTAAGCAAAATAACAGCCTGGGGACTAAACGCAAAGTATGAATCAATCCCTACGGCTTATGGTTGTATTAATTGTAATGAAGTAAGCGATAAGCCATTTATCTATATCGAGGCTCCATCGGAACATTATAGCCATGAGGCTTACGTCGAAGGTTGCTTTGCTTGCAAGATTATCACACTTGAATTAAACACTGGCGATGCTGGGCGTAGTGAATCCATGACTAACAAAAAGTGGGTTGGAGAACTAGACGCTTATGCCGATGCTCGCTCACAAGGCATTCAACCAGCGGGTACAACCATGAAGGCAGTTAATGAAGCAAAGGCTGCAAGTGACAAACTGGGCGTTGCATATAACGCTGAGTCAATGCCAGCAGCAACACAGATTACCAAGCGCACCGCTACGGTAATGAAAGAGACGGGACAGATATAATGGCGGCTAAAAAGAAAATGGGATTTGCTGCTGCGCAGAAATCCATTGCTAAAAAAGAGGGCGTGCCTATGAAGAATGCAGGAGCGATTCTTGCCTCTGCTACTCGCAAGGCCAGCCCTGCAGCGAAGAAGGCAAATCCAAATCTAAAGAAAGTTAAGGGAAAGTAATATGTGCGATTCCTGCGGTTGCTCAAGCAACATGATCGGCAAAGCCTCAGACAAGTTAGACGGCAAGCCAACTAAGACACCATACGGACAGTACGAAGGCGTCGGCGGAACAAAGAATAAGTAATTAAGTCACCCACGAAAGGATAACACATGTCGAACTATGGCGGATTATCAACGGTATATCATTTAAATCGCCTTGCTGGCACCATTGTTAATGGTGTACCACAATATGATTTTAATGGTGCTGCCGTTATCTGGTGCTATAACGTGACGGGCAAAAAGCCTTCACGTGGGATTGACGCCCTTAACCAAATTTATGCTTATCGCAACGGTGGGGTTAATTATTACCAAGATACACCTGGTTGCCTTAATCTTCTTGCGGGTACCTACGGTATCGGGGAAGCCGAAGCGGCAGCGAGGATTGCATCGTGACGGCATTTATTGACGTCATCGGCGAAACGCAGTTAGCCCTTAATGGCTACACTGGCTTACAAGATCAAGCGACATTCCTACCATCTCCTATGGGAGCGACGGATTTAACATTTGTTGTAAACGATGGAACGGTATTAACGCGTGGCTTGGTTGAAATTGACGATGAACTAATCTGGGTAGATTCATTTGACCGTACCACAAATACGGCTACGATTCCTAGTTATGGCAGAGGTTTCCGAGATACTGTGGCAGTGCCACATGTCAGCGGTAGCCGTGTTACGATCGCGCCTTCCTTTCCGCGATCTGTAATTCGACGTAATATCAACCTCGCTATTGATGGCGTCTACCCAGATTTGTTCGGCACTTACTACACCACATTTCCCTTTCAGGCAGCGGTAACAACGTATACGCTTCCACAAGAAGCGATTGATATTCTTGGAATATCTTGGCAGACCATTGGGCCATCTAAAGAATGGCTACCAATTCGCCACTACCGCATTGACCGCATGGCAAACCCATTAACGTGGAACAGTGGAAAGACAGTATCCATCCGTGAGGGAATTATCCCAGGGCGTACCGTGATGGTTACCTACACAAAGAAGCCAACTACGCTTCAATACGACCAAGATGATTTTTCAACAGTTACTGGCTTACCCGATTCAGCGCGTGAAGTAATTATTCTTGGCGCCGCTTATCGCTCTGCCATGTATCTTGACTTTGGACGACTACCAGCAACTTCCGCTGAAAGTGATGCTTTGCGCACCAACGATCCTGTTGGCACCGCTGGCAATGTCGGACGTGTAATTCAACAGCAATACCAGCAACGGCTCATGATTGAAGTGCGACGTTTGCAAGAACAATTCCCTCCACGCACGCACTACACAAGTTAAAGGACCGATATGACACGTTATTATTCAGCAACGGCTGTAGACAACACTGTCGCCTCAAACATCACCAGTGGTGCTACCAGCATTACGCTCTCTGCCTCGCCAGTTGGTTACCCTTCTAGCGGTAATCCCTTTGTACTTGCCCTTGATTACAACACCGCATCGGAAGAGTTGGTAGTAGTCACTTCCTACTCTGGCACAGTGCTTACCGTTACACGTGCCTTTAATGGTACTACGGCGCAAGCACATAACGCAGGCGCAGCAGTGCGCCACGTAATCGTGGCACAGGATCTTACCGACACTCAGACGCACTATAGCCTAGCCTTATCTGCTGGCGCTCATGGCGTCACTGGTCCACTTGCTACATTTCTTGGCACACCAACATCGGCTAATCTAGCGGCTACAGTGACAGATGAGACTGGTACAGGCTCACTGGTATTTGGAACTGCTCCAAAGATTGCCCTTGGCGTCAATGCTCAAACTGGCACTACCTATACTTTGGTTGCTGGCGATGCCGCAAACTTTGTTACCTGCTCTAATGCGGGTGGTATCACCGTAACAATCCCATCGGCTGTATTTACTCAAGGGCAACAGATCAGCGTGCAACAAACTGGCGCAGGGCAAGTCACCTTTGCCAACGATGGCACATCCACCTTCACTGGCACAGGCACCAAGTTGCGTACACAGTATTCCGCCGCAACTATCATTTGCACCGCCTCGAATACATTTACGATTGTAGGTGACTTAGCGTAATGCCAATAGCAGGAATTATCGCCTCATCCATCTCGGGCCATCTCACAACAAGTAACTTCTACCAAATCCAGCAACTAACACCCTCTGGCGTTTCCACCGTCACCTTCTCTGGTATCCCTTCCACCTACAAATCCTTACAAGTGCGGTTCAACTTGGTATGGAGCGTTGCTAACGGAAACGGTACTCCTAAAATCCAATTCAACGGGGATACGGCTAGCAATTACGGGTATCACTATTTGTATGGTGATGGTTCTACCGCTGCGGCATCTGGGGCAGTTACACAACCTTCTATACTCCCAATGGGAGCGCAAGGAATTACTTACCCATTAGTAGGCATTGTTGATGTCATTGACTATGCCAATGCCAATAAAAACAAAGTAACCAAATCATTAACTGGCTTCAATAACAATACCGCAACTGGCGAAATTCGAGTTGCTTCAGGGCTTTGGCTAAATACTGCCGCCATTACATCACTTACCGTTCTTGCAACTATCGGAACTTATACGGGCACCATAACTTTGTATGGGAGTAATTAGGCTATGGCAACTGCAACGATGGTACCCCTAGCCACACAAACCCTTGGCTCTGCTGCCGCCTCTATCACCTTCTCCTCAATCCCTGGCACCT